TCATATTGATCTCATCTGCATTTGCAGTTGTTGGATCTATAATACTAAAAACAACAGACATAGGTAAACTTACTAATTTTGAAAGTCCTTTTTTAGCCAAACTTGTTAAATTACCAGCTCTTGCTTGTAAAGTTTTAAAAAAATCTAATTTTTGATTTTTTAATAAATTTTCATCTACAATTACTTCTCCAGGTAATCTTATATTTTTTACTTTTGATAAATTTTTTGCTTGTTCAAATTCTTCTTTTGTTAAATCTAGATAGTTAACTTTACCACCTAATGTTCCTTTTCTTTGAGCATACCATTTTGCATCATCAACATTAGTTGTAAAATACTTTCCACGATCAGGATATTTAATCTGATCTTCTATAGGAATATTTTCTGTTCCTCTGAATACTCTAATTAAATCTTCAATTCCTGCCATTACATCCTCCAATACTCAGTTATTTGTTTCCACTCACATTCAAAATCTTCACAGGTATAATCATATTCCTGGAGGGTTCCTGCATTAATGCCCGTTTCCGTTTCCATTACTAAATTTAATATCTCTTGTTGCGTCTTTAAGCTTTTCAACATCTTTTTTTAGTTTTTCAATATCTTCTCTAGCTGCATCCAACATAACTTTAACGTGTAAGTTTTCATCTAATAACTGTTGTTGTTTTTCAGTATCTTCAGCCAAAGCTTCTAATAAAAAAAATTGTTCTTTGTCAACAGGAACTTGATCTGCCTTCTTTAGTAAATCTGCTTCCATTAACTGAAGTCTTGTCTCTAACGTATTGATGGTATTAGTCATACCAATATACATATAAACTGCAAAACCTGCAGCAGCAATGATCATCCCGATCGTTTTAAGATCAGTCTTTACTGCAGTCTCTTCGTTTATCTTCGACATAAACTATTTATAAAAACCTTTAAAAATCCAATCTATGAATTTTTGCCATTGTTTTTTAATCCAATTCATATTTTCCTCCGTTGGTTGATTTACTTCATGTTGACAAAACATACAATCACAAATATCACAAAAAGTTTCACTAACATTATAACCTTGTCCAACACAGTGACATTTATGTTCACAATTATTACATTTTCTTTTCATTTTTCTCTACCTCATAAAACATTTTATCAGAATCTTCTGTAATCCAATCCGCACCTTCGACATCCCAGACAGTAGTTTGTACTTTATAGTCTGGCCAACTTGTATCAGTAGTATAATTATTAACATGCCACAAAATGCGATTGTTAGGCTGAGCAGCATAATTGCCGTTAGCAAGAGCCAATATATGTGCACACTTGTGCTCTTGAGGAATTTCAGAATGTTCTGTGTTGAGTATATTACTCTCTGGATGCGCCCAGTCAATAGTAAATAAATATTGTCCAGCATAAAAATTTTTATCTTTACCTTTAAATTTACAATCTAAACCAGCAAGAAAATCAAAAGTATGAACACTAGGCCAATAACTAAAACAATTCCACAATTGTAACTGGTCAACCGACATATCCGGCACTTCGTTTCTAGAAAGATGTTTTTGGAAAAACGCTGAGATAGGCAAACGATAATAGATCGCACCATTCGGTAACATAATGTGAAATAGTAAGGCACGTCCTGAAATAGATGCAACACCGAAGATAATACATTCTTCGCTTTCTTTACAATATTTGGGATCCATATCGTAAAGATATTCTTTACGAATTTTACAATATATGGGTGGTGTGTTCGCATTTAAATAAGCCATTATCCATAAATATCACCCCAATTTTCGCCAGATTCATAATCTACTTTATTGGGAACTTCTAGTGTAACAGCATTCTCCATAATTTCAATTATTTTTTTAGCATGTTCAGGAGACTCTACAGATAAGTCTAACTCATCGTGAATTTGTATGTGAGCAATAATTCCTTCTTTATATAAATCTAACATTGCTTTCTTAGTCATATCAGCAGCGCTACCTTGAATTAATTTATTTAATGCTTTGTATGTGTAAGCTCTTTTAATTCCTGGTCCGTGTTCCTTGAGCGCTTCTTCATGAGGCAATGCTTTGTGCATACCAAACATATTAGGTTCCCATAAATGAAACCTACATAATCTACCAAGTAAAGTTCTTATCTGACCATGACTCTGAGCTCTGTTAGATGCTGAGTTCATTAATTGTTTAACAAAAGGTACTTTCTCATGATACTGATTAAATAATTCATTTGCTTTTTCTTTTGTCACACCTAATTCTGCTTGTAGTTTTGTTTTACCCATTCCATAAAATAAACCTAAGTTAATAGTCTTAGCTTGTGTTCTAGGTATGTTGGCCATTTCAGCTACTGTTTGGTGGAAGTCTGTATCTACATCTTCGTTATAAGCATCAACAACATCATAAACAGATGGAAATTTATGTAATGCTGCGTAATGTACAACTAGCCTTGGTTCCTGTTGTGAGTAGTCAAAACAACCCCACGTACAACCTTCTTCTGGTAAAAATAAAGAACGGATTAGGGGACCAAGATCTTTATTTCTTGCAGGTAATTGCTGTAAATTAGGGTTGTTGTAACTAAAACGACCTGTGACGGTTCCTCCGGCATCAGAACGAATTTGGTTAATTTCTGCATGTATTCTACCTTTGTGTTGAAATCTTAAAATAGTATCAATAAAAGTAGTGTGAGCCTTGTTTATTTCTCTTGCTTGTGCTATTTTTTGTACAACAGGATTTGAATGTTCAGAAAGAAAATTTTTAGTAAATGAAGGTGACTGTGTTTTCTCAGTTCTATCGTAGGGCAAGGAGAGCTTATCAAATACTTTGGCAATCGAACGAGCAGCCCAGATTTGTGGTTCTATTCCTGTTGCTTGTTTTACTTCTAGCAATAGATTGTTTTCTTGTTCTTGTAGTTGCTGTTTCAGTATTGCAGCTCTGTCTGCATCTACTCGCACTCCTTTAAATCTCATATCAACTAAACAAGGAAATAAATCTGTTTCAAGATTAAAAATAGATTCAATATCTTGTTGGACGATTTCTGTTTTAAATTTTTGCCATAACTCTAAAGTAAGTTCAGCATCTTTTTCTGCGTAAGCACCTACGTACATAGGTGGAAGTTTCCACATATCTGCTTTAGGATCTAGTCCTCTAGATTTTGCTTCTTCATTTAATGCAGCTTCATTTTTACCGTGACCTAAATAATCCCAAGATAATGCATTTAAACTAAATGCAAATCTATTTTCATCAATTAAACTTGCAGCAATCATTGTATCTACAATAAGGCCATTAATCTTAATACCCATAGACCTAATCCAACATACATCGTACATTGCATTATGAAATATTTTTGTAGCTGATGTTGCCATTGTATCTTTAAACCATTCTAAGGTTTTCTTTTTATCCATATTGCTCCCTGATCCGTGAGCAATTGGAAAATAAAATTTTCTACCTGGTACAGCTACAGCAATACCTACTACTTCACCATTACCAATTACAGATCCTGATCCTGTTGTTTTTAAATTTGGATCTCGTGTTTCTAAGTCTACTGCAATCTCATCATATGATCTTAAATCTGGATATTCTTCTGGTTCAATCCATTCTGTTTGTGCTGTGAATAGTGGTATTTTCATTATTTATTCTCCTTTTTATGTGTGTAAACTTCATACCAAGCTTCACATTTTTTATTAGTGCATTGATACATAGATACTATTTGATGTTCTGAATCAGGATATGTATCCTCAGTATCAAAATCATTTTGCCAAATTAATTCTTTTTTACAATGAAAGCATTTAAACATTATTTTTATTTCTTTTTTTTCCTGTTAACTTTTGTTCCCATTCTTTTTCCGTCATTACATTTTTCTTTTTAAAAATATCATCATAGTTATTTTTATATTGTTCGGTAGCTATTCTGGACCTACCGTCCCATCTTCTTCCTTTTTCCTTCATAATTTTCCTTTTTATAACATTTTTTACATTTGAAAGCACAATTGTATGCCATGTTTTTTTTATGACATATGATGCACTTATATTTCATTTCTTACTTTTCATATCTTTTATCTTCTTTATTTCTAATTCGCAATAGTGAATTATTTTTTCTAAATCTTCTATTCCATTTTTATTCAAGTACCTGCAAACGTACTTCACAACATTACCCTGGAAGAAGCTGAGATTATTTTTAGATATAAATTCATACGGTTGAATGTGGAACGATTTATAGTGACTTCCACCTATCTGCTTTTCTTGTGGGAAAGCTTTTTCAAACATATCTTTTGTTGTCATAACTGATATCCATACCTTTCTTTTTTTGGTTTTAATAAATACAAGTTTTCTTTGGCTCTTGTTGCACCCACATACCATACTCTATGTTCTTCATCTGCTTTTTCTATGTTGTTTTCTACAGATTCTCTTATCTTTCTAGCATTATCTAATACTAAAATAACATTATCACATTCACCACCTTTGGCTGCGTGAATAGTTGATACTTCAATTCTTGCGCTTTGACTTAATCTTTCGTTATTACTTAACATTGTTCTTATATAAAAACATTCCTCCTGGTCTGCCTTAACAAAAATTTTATACCAAAGATCATCCGGCTGATAACCAAAGTCTTCTAATTTATACAAAGCTTTATTATCTTTAAACTTTGGATTATTTGGAATGTATTCATATAATTCTTTAGCATCATTTAAAGATATGGAAGATCCTTTACATAGGTGGCCAAAATTAATTATAGATTTATACAATCTAGTATTAAAACTTTTACCAAATCTATTTTTATAATATAAATTTTTTTCTCTTAAATATTTTGATATTTCATCAGAACGATAAACAGTTCTAGTTAGTATTAACCAATTATGTTTTGTAAAATCTATATGGTCCATACTAAATATAGGCTCTACGTTCCCTGGTGATCCTTTTTTAGCAAAGTATTCTTTTTGTTTTCTAGTATGTATTCTACTTACGATAACATTTGATACCTGTTGTATATTTTTTGGTACACGATTTGAATAAGGTAAGACTTGTTCTTCTGCTGGTTCATTTAAAAATCTATTAACATCTGCACCAGCCCAGGCAAATATTGCTTGGTCATCATCTCCAGCAAGATAAATATCTTTAGATTTTTCTTTTAAGATATCAAACATCTTCCATTGTATGGGTGATAAATCTTGAGCTTCGTCTATAAACACAACATCAAACTCTCTGCATTTTTCTTTTTGTAAAACAAACTTTTCAATCATGTCATTGAAGTCATCTAAAACAAATTGTTTTTTAAAATGATTGTAGTTTAAATAAATGTGTCCTAATGTTTCATAGTCTACTTCTCGACTCCATTCATTTGTATTAAACTCAGACTCTACAGATATATCTTTGACCCTAGCTTTATTTATAAGTTTAAAGTACTCACTATTAAAATCTAAATAACCAGACTCATCTCCTGAGTCTGTAACTCTTAAGTTTAACTCTCTGCCTATTTGTTCGTAATGAACCGGTTGCATAACATTTTCTTCACTCATTCCCAATGTATGAAATGCAAATGAATGTAGTGTTTGAAAATATCTTAAATCTTTTTTATTTAAGTCTGGGTGTTTATCTAACATTCTTTCTTTTGCTTCATTCGCTGCCTTTCTTGTAAAAGCAAAGTAACCAATACGATTTAAACTTGTTCCTTTTTTAATATACTCATCTACTAAATTTAATAGTGTTGTAGTCTTACCTGTACCTGGAGGTCCAAATATTTTTTTAATCATTAAAATATTTCCTCCTTACCTTTTAGTTCCATTAATTCTTCTTTTGGTTTTGTATCTGATAATAAACTTGGAAACTTATCTAAAGGTAATTGTAAAACATTAACTGGATTATTGGAGCTATCATCAGTTTTCTTTTTAGGAAATCTTTTATCAACACCAAGTACTGCTTTATATAATCTTTCTATACGTTCTCCTGTCTTACCTCTATTCTCTTTCCATTCTTTATTTTTTAAAGTTGCATAGAAAGAAGAATAAACAAAAAATGCTTGATTGTTTTCTATAAATACAGCACCTGTTTTAAATGCTGCAAATGTTTCTGCCTTTGGTCCATTTAAATATTGTAATAAATATTCATGTAATAATTCATCTGGTGTAGTTCCTTTAGGTGGTGAAGTAATAATTTTTGGTGGAAACAGATTATCTAGTATATCTTGAAATTCATCTTGTTTTATTTTTGGTGGTACCTTATCAGCTGCAGCACCTATGATGGCTCTAATATTTTCTATTTCAATAATTTGTTTTATATTTTTTGCTCTAACTTCTTTAGTTGTTTGACCATCATCTAATGTAACATTGAATGTATATTCAGGTTCAGGATATGTTATTTTTTGCAATCCGCTTAATGGTGGAAAGGTTCTTCTGTTATAAGATAGGTATCCAAATTTTTTATTTCTACATACAGCTTTCATACATACTGGCTGTATTGGATCTTCATTACAAGTATATCCTTTAATATTTCTTGCCCAAGATTTTAATTTCTTTTTAGTTTTTTCTTCTGACCAATCTAAAACTCCATTAGCATCTGATTTAAAATATTTATTAGGTGCAGCGATAACCATCTTCTCCCAATCATCTGGATATTTCTTTTTGGCAAACACTGCATAGTTATATAAAAACCTATCTCTGCCATCTGTTAATTTATCTTTAGTTAATATTGCAAGACAAGGTGGTCCATCATTAAACTCTTCTCCACCACCTATTAATATTTTTCTAGTATGTTCTATTGCAAACTCTTCTAAATCATCTGATGAATAAGTATTTGCTTTAATAACTTCTGCAAATTGATCAAAGTTAAAAGTTGTACCATCTAAATTAAAACCAACTCTTTCTGTTTTGTTGTAATAAGGTAAATTAATAAATTGTCCATTAACATAATTACCTTCTGGATCTTGTCCTAATTCAGTTTGTTTTGGATATATCTCAATGTTTGTTGGAAGTTTTAAAGTAAATAATAATTTTTCTAAAAATCCTCTAATGAAAACTGCTTTTGCTGGTTCCTTTAAAAATAAATATAAATGTAAACCACCACTTTTAGATTTAACAGGAACTAATGGAAGTTTATTTTCTGCTATAATATCTAAATATTTTTTATAAGGAAAGTTGGAATAGCTATGTTGTTTATCATCAATATCAATTGCACCAAATCTTGCCATACCTTGATCATCACAAGGTTGTACACCAATAGATTGTCTACCTGTTAAGTGATCTAAATAATCTTGATTAGTTAATTCTCTATGAGTCCAACCATAAATAGGTTTAACCTTTCCTGTAGTTGGATCTATTTTAGTTTGTGTAAGATCTGCTGCTCCAAAGTTTCTTTGAAGTCCACTAAATGCTTGTATAAAAATTTTTTCTTTATGCCCTAATTCCATAATTGCTTTCAAATCTATGTGGGCGATTACTCGCCCACACATCGTTGTTGACTAGAAGTGAGAAGCCTCTTGGGAATTTTCTGTACTCTCGCCATGTTTAACATTAACGTCTCCTTTTGAAACGCTTTCTGCGAAAGATTTTGCTTGTTGATACAATGCTGCATCTTGCACTGGACCAATTTTGCTAACTTCCCATCCAAACCAAGTACCTTTGTCATTTGACATTTGAGTAGTTCTTAGTTTGTAAGTATGACTAAAGAAAGCTGGAGTAAACATTCCATTCTTTCCTTTCATCTTTATACTAGCCATCATACTATTCCACTTTCTACTAATCTTTAATTGCGTTGATTTCATGGCAATCAAAGCTGTAGATGGTGTGTTACTATTAACAACTACAAAGTGACTCGCTGTCTTTTCAATATAATTACCATTTGGTAATCTATCTTTATAAGACGCATCTCTTTTTGTTTTAGTAAGTATGTCGCTAGACGATGGATGGATAGCAACTGGAGCTCCAGAACCTTCGCCTCTATCTTGCCATTCAATATATTCTAATTTGTAATGACAAGGAATGACTTCGATTCCTTTTTCTCCATCAAACAACTCTCCTGTTACAGAGTTATAAATCATTCCAGGTTCTGCACCTTCAATGTACTTACCGTCTCTTTTATTAACTTCAGGAGACAATTGTCCTAGTATCTTAAGAAAAGGTAATGCAAGATCATCGTGACCTATATTACCTAATCCCTTATCTGCATCTGCTTCAAACAGATTTACAGATAATGCACCAGCTGTAGCTTTGTTTGCTATATCCGATGTTTCTTGGTTCTTTGTTCTTTT